GGTGGCGGCAACTTTTGTCGCTGCGAAGTCCTGATTGAACGTGATAGCGACTTGATTATTTTGTAAACCAGCTGTAAAAAGGTGGCCAAGGCTTCCCATACTGTCGACAGAAACTGCTTCAACTGCATAGTCCAAGGTCACCGACTGGACGTATGTGCTGAGATCGACACCGGCTATGGAAACGAAGGCGTCTTTGAGTACGAAGATAGCCACTATGCGACCGCCTTCACAAGAGTTCCGCCCGTCATCGTCAGCTGCATCTGGGCTAGGTCGCCCACTTTTCCGGATACGGGTTGTGTGCCTGTCACAAAAATGTTGGAACAGGTATACGTCGGGTTTGTCGCACCGACCGCCGAAGAGGTGGCCTTGATGACAACGGTTGTCGATGTGCCGATTAGCGCGTCAAGTGTTGCCGCTACCGATGAGGTTGCGAAGTCTTGATTGAGGGTGACAGATATTTGGTTATTTTGTAAACCGCCAATAAATACATGGCCGTTAGCACCAGAGCCCATACTGTCTGCGGCTACCGCCTCGACTGCATAATCCAAAGTGATGGACTGCACATACGCGCTCAGGTTGACACTATTAACCACGAGCGATGCGTCTTTAAGAACGAAAACGGCCATGAGTTACTCCTTCTCAGTTTTCTTTGTGGATGGTTCTGCAAGATGACCAGCTTCAACGAGTGCAGCAATGTCGCAGCCTTGAAGCTCATCATCTGAGATGTTGTCGCCGGCGTTTTTGCCTTCGACGAGATTGGATAGGACTTTGTAGTTAGCCATAAACTTCGACCTCATATCGGTAAGCGAGATACTCGATCGATGCAACAGATATCGAGATCGGTGTTGCGCGAGTGACTCGGATGGTGGAGACGGTTCCGTTCAAAGTTCCGGTGGGTGTGCCGGCTTCGAGGACGGTTTTGATTGACGATGAGCCTGTGCCGGCGAGATAGACATCGAGTTTGTCTTGTGCTGCGCGGTCGCTCATGCGTGAGGTGATGACGAGAACTTCGAACGTAGCTTGGTCAAGTCCGCGTCCCATTGCTTCGTCCCAGGTGAGTTCGAGGTTGCCGACAATTGCGGCTGGTACGTTGACGGAGTCTGGGATGAGGTCGTATGTGCGTAGGCCTGTGATGGTGGATAGTTGTGTGACGCAGGCGTCGCGTACAGCTGAGACGGTGATACTCATGCGACTTTTTCCCTGCGGTATGCGCGCACCATTGCCGAAATGTCTCTACCGAGTGGGCTCATGCGGATTGCGCCAAGTTCTGAGAGACCGAGTACGCCTCCGACGGAGTCTTTGCGTTTGTAGAGGTCTGCGCCGAGGATGAGGGTGGCTTGTGTGATGTCGTCTGGGACGATTGGCCATCCCCATTTGGCAACAATTTTGATGCCTGGACGCAAGTTGATGGGGAAGGGGAAGAGTTGTCCTCCGACCATTGTGATGTTTGTCCAAGGACGATCCAACGATGCCGAGTTGAGTGGCTCTAGAAGATAGTTCGTGTTGATTGTGACAGCCGTTGCAAAGGTTCCAGTCCCTCCAGTATCGAGAGAGATCACAAGATCCGTGAGGGAACCGATGTCGTCTGTGATGAGACTGTAGGGGTCTGCTGTGCGATAGAAACGGGCTGTCGCTGTTGAGTCAAGGTAGAAAAAACGATTAGCGATGCGGTCAATGCTGCGTGAAGCCGAGGTGATGATTGTTTCCAAGAGTGTGTCATCGATGGAGTCGGTGATACCCAAATAGTTTTTCATCGCGGCAAGCGTGACGTAACCGTTGGTGATGGCCATTATTTTTTCTTAGCGTCTGGTTTAGATGCTGCCGGTTTAATCACGGCGCGCATTTTTCGTGGTTGTGCTTTGACGGCTTTAGGGGGTTCGGGTGAGTCCTCCTCGACTGGCACAGGAGAAGACGATTTGAGCGTGGGCAAAAGGTCTTCACAGCCGAGGAGGACGAGCTGCTCGACGACTTGCTTTGCGCGTTCGGAAAGGCCTCGCCGCTCATAGCCAGCGAGTTCCTTTTTGAGTGCATCGACGAGGAAATTTGTCATAAGAGTCCGCTCTCATTGCTCGACTGGTTGTGCTGCCAGCCGAGCGGAGAGGCTTGGGGGATTAAGCCCAGTTGCCAGGGATCAAGCCGGTTCCGGTGATTACCGAGAAAGCGGCTGGATACTTGCCAGCGGTGAAGGCGGAGAAACCGAACAAGACTGTCCGGATTGCGACGTTGCCGTCTGGTTGTTCAAAGCGAACATACAACGGTGCGCCGTTGTTTTCTTCCCAGATGTAGCTCTCACGGAAGTCTCCGACGATGACTGCTGTTTCGTTTGTGCCTGAACCCAAGTTTGTTGGGATGTTTGCATCGGCAACGACAGGGATGCCGAGGATCTGCAAGCCACTCATGTCGTAGCCAGGACGATCAAATGTGCCTGGTGCGTTGAATGGGTTACCAGCGGTTGAGTTGAACATTGGACGGTTGGTGGTGTCCAAGGCGCGCAACCAGCATCCGATCAACGCAGGATGAGCAACGATGTGTGTTGCTGACCCATAGAAGTTGGTCGAAATGTCCTGAATAGCCGAAACTAATTTTGGAAAAAATTCAGGCCATGTGGCGGTTGAGTCGGTATAAGTTGTGGCGTTGACGCCGGTGGTGTTCAAGATGCCGAGGTGCTGACCGCTTGATCCTGAGCCGTTAATTGCGAGTGCGTCCAGCTTTGTGTTGTAGCTGCGGATGCCGTCACCGATGAGCTGGTCTTCAACGCCTGTACCGCGCATTACAGCTTGCTTTGACAAGTCCCACATCGATGCAACGGTGTTCACGTTGACGGTGAGGAGTGTGTCATCTGGTGTTGATGCGGTTGGTGCGGTGTTCTGTGAGGCCTGAACGTAGCTGGTGACACCTGTGGTGAGGCGACCAATATTCACGGTCATACCTTGGCTAGGTAGTGGGCGAGCTGCTGAAATGTCCAAAACTGGTCGGCCAGCGCGACGCAAGGTTGCGAACTGATCGACAAGGTATTGGGGGACTACGAGGCCAGCGAAGTTGGTGGTATCTGAACCACGCTTCTCGATGCGGACTTCGTTCTGGTAGCGAGCAATGCGCTCACGGGCATCGTATGAGCCACCGAATTCGGCGGCCATAGCGTCGGCGAGGAAGTTTGATTCGCCGCGAGCGTGGTATGTGGGCTCCTCGGAAATAACTTTTGCTCCACCTACTGCGCGAGTTTGTGGTGTTGCGTCGATCTTGGCTGCGATTTCTGCGTTGGCAGAATTGCGGATTTCAATTTCGGCGATCTGGGTGATGCGCTCATCAAGTTTTTCGACTTCTAATTTGAGTGCTTGGATGTTTGCGAGTTCGATTTCCGAGATGTCTCGGTCTTCGGTTGCTGCGCGAGTAAGGGTTGCATCGATGAGGTCGGTCTTAGATGACCGGTTCTCCTGCAATTTTGAAAGAAAGGCGTTAGCCATAATGGGTTGCTCCTAATGAAGAAAAGACGATTTTTATTGGGGTTTTCGTCCAGGTGTCTTCAACTTCGGAGCAGGTGTCCCCTATGGGAGGTGTGTCTTCCGGTCGTCGAGAGGTGTGGTCTCGGTGGTGATTTTAACGCGCCGCGCGCAAGTCCGCAAGGATCTTTTCTACTTCTTCGCGTCGAGAAAACTTTACTTCGTGGGTGTAACGCAAAGATGGTGAATGCACGTTCACGCCGAGATTTTTGTAGGCGGCAATTACTTGCGGATCGTTTTCGTAGGCATCGGTGACGTCGTAGCTTTGAAGGAGGCTTTTCATTGCTGCGGTTTTTGCGCCTTGTGATCCGACGAGTAGAAGTTCTTCATAATCAAGTCCGATGTCGTCCAGCTGCGCGTCTGTTTCTGCGCGGCGACTCAACGACCGTCCAGAAAGAACGATGACATCCTGGTTCTTGGCGTTGATTTCTTGGATCGTGCCGGCGATCGGGTTGCCATTCGCGTCGAGGATTGTTCCGTCGATGTCGGTGACGACGATCGGGGGGAGTGCTGCACGGTCGACTACTGGTTGAGAGTTGTAGAGAGCTGCGACTTGTTTGTCGGCTTGTGCCTGAGTGCGGTGGCATCCTTCGATCTGGCCGTCGTCGTTAGCGACGACAGCGAAGCCGAGACAATTTGGGTTATCGGACTCCACGTGCCAGGGCATTAGCGCGCCAGGTCTTTGAGTAGTAGTTCTACGGCGTCACGGTTTGGGGTGGTTGATTGTTCGCGCATACCGCTCACGGCTGCCATGTCTCCGTATGCGCCGAACGTAACGAGGGATACTTCGGCAAGGTGGGCTTTGATGCGCTCAATCACACCGGACTTCATACGATTGTCCTTCAGGCTCAAAAAACCGATTGAGAGTTGGTCTAGTGCGCCGTCGCGCACAAGCTCCAAGACTTGATCTCCACGATCTGTCTTTGACACATAAAACTCGGAGTACAGGCCGTTTGCGTCTTCGCGCAATAGGGTCGCGCGTCCGATTGGGAGTGCTTGGTGATCGTGACCGACAAGCAACTTGACGCG